TATACATATGGAATTGACAAAAAATCAAGATAAAGGGTTTCAGATATTAGCGAGAGGTATCAAAAGGAAATTTCCCTTTATAAAAGGATTTCAATTTTTTAATGATGACGACTCAAAAGAACCTGATATACTTACTTTTTTGGAGGTAATTATTGACGCTAAAAAGTTTTTTGAGGTAACTAATGCCGAACCAGAACAGTATGTCAAATACAATATTAATAATTTAGAAAAATATTTTGGACAATGGAAACCGTCCACACTATCTTTTATTGTTAGTGACGAATTCAATGATAAGTACACAAGAGACTACAATGAGATGTTAGAGTCTGAACTTGGAAAAATATATGATGGATTACCTGATAATTATAAAGTTTTTGTTGAGAGTAAATGGGGTGACGGTGTATATCCTACCAAACCAAGAATAATGTCTTTTATTATAACATAAAAAGGGGTGTCTCCACCCCCAATTTAATTACCCAACACTAACTACCTCCAGATCAAAAATCAATTTTTTACCTGATAGTGGATGATTTGCGTCAAGAACAACAACATCTTCTTTAACTTCAAGTACCCTAACATTTACAGGTCCTGATGGTGTCATTGCTTGTAACATATCATCAACTTTAACACCTTCTGGAACTTGTAATAGAGGAACTTCACTAACCATCATATCGTTTGGTTGTCCGTAAGCGTTTTCTGGATCAATCTCAACGGTTTTTTTATCCCCAATTGACATATCAATTAAACCGTCTTCAAAACCTTTAATTAGAGTTCCCTCACCTAATTTCACCGTGATAGGTTCTCTTCCTTCGTTTAAAGACGAATCAAAAACTGAACCATCTTCTAATCTACCTGTGTAATGTACCGTAACAACGTCACCATTTTTAATTTTGCTCATAATAAATTTGTTTTTAATAAGTGTATTATATTTATTTTATAATGTAAAACATATAAATGATATTTATTTCATACGTGAGACATTATTCGTAAGGTTTTTTTAAAAAACGATATATTTATATATAAAATAAAAAAAAGAAAAAACTATACTATGAAAAAAGTAATAAGATTAACCGAAAGTGAGTTAACAAACCTAATTAAAAGAATTATCACTGAAGCCGAAATGAGTCACGATATGTTTGAGGATGATATGATGGACGGTGAGATGGAAGAAGGTTTCTTTGGTCCAAGTAGATCCGAAAGAGAGGAAATGAAACAAGATTTGATGAATCAAATGGAAGAATTAGTGGGTGAGAGTGAATTTACAATGGATGATATGGCAAACACTATGGATAGTATCTTGAAAAAAGCAAAAGATACAAAATATAGAGGAAACGTCTCAATTAAAATGACATCAAGAGGAAAACCAATGTTCTTTTGGGAACCAGAATACTCAAGACTACAAAAAATGGCTATGGGTACTGGAAGTCAAACTTTAGGTAAATAAAATAACAAAAACAAAGGGACTTAAGTCCCTTTTTTTATTTCTTACATTTTATAAAACTTAATATAATTGTATGATTGAATAGTTTGTTGTGCGAAAACAACAGTAATAATTCCAAATATGTATGTTACCACAGAACCAAAAACAGGGTTTATGATGTAAGTTATAAACATAAAAATGAAAAAGATTAAACTAACAATAGAAAACTTAATCTTTTTATTGTAGGATTCTAACTTTTTATTTATCTCCTTTATTTTTTTATCTCTTGTTTCCATATGTGTATATTTTATAAGTACATTACAAAGATACAATAAAATTTGACATTTACAAAATATTTATTAAATATGAAGATAATAATAACTGAAGAACAAAGTGAATTTCTCAATCTAATGTTAGAAATTGGTGATGTTGAACCTTCAGGAAAAGCAATAAAAAATATATGTGATGCTGAAAAGTTCTGTAGTGCTCAAGGGAAAATTACTTTTGGACAATTACGATCGTTAGTTGAGTCGGCAACAAAAAGAAGTTTGTATCAACACGTAGGAGAAGGAGGGTTCAAAGCCACTATTAGAATGTTGCCTTGGTTTTTACCACAACTTATTATTGCGGGAGTAATAGGTTCTTCGGTTAGAGCGATTAATAAAATAGTGAGACCGACATTGGAAGAAACATCAAATTATAAAACTTGGTGGGGAAAGGCGGTGTTAAAAGCATTTAATATTGTTGAGGGTGAATTAAATTTAACGGATCCATTATCAAAAATATTTTTTATTTCGGACGGATTGATGACAATGATGGATAATAAATATAAGGTTCAGTTTGCGAAATATATTTCGGGAATGGCTAGTGAAATTCCTGATGATATTGTTGTACCTGAATACTTTGTTGAAAACGAATTAAGAAATTGGTTGAACAATAAATTTTTATTGGATCCACCACTACCCCAAAAATCGTGATTAAGTTTTTCAAATACCTCATCGTACAAATAATGAACAAATACGGTTCATTTATGTGGTTTGGGACACACGTTAGTTTAACACAGGTTGATTGGCATTATCTTTTAGAAATTTTTTTATGTGTTCTTATTAACTTTCTAATGATTTTTTCCGTATATTTGGAGTGGAAAGATAAAGAAGATGAAAAACTACAAAAAACTACCAATACCTGAAGATTCCGCTTGGAGTAGAAACCCATTATGGAGAAAACTTAATTGGAGAATCCGATATTTTATTACAGGAATCAAAAACATAATCAGATGGATTCCCACTTTATATCACGACAGAGATTGGGACGGTAATTATATTTTTACCGTACTTCAAAAAAAGATAGAACACCAAAGAGAGGAAATAACCTATGCAAATAGACATACTCAAGTTGATAGGGATAATCGTGATATGACTATTGTTCTAAATTTAATTGAAAGGGTTAAAAACGAATATTACGCAACAGAGTATTTAGATTATCGTGAAACGAAATTTAGATTTGAGGATGTTGAGGGTAATCCAAAATATAAATCTTTAGAGTTAGATATTGTTTGGGAAGATGACGATACATTTTTATCTAAATACCCATCTACCATTCGTAACGTAATGAAAGACAAACCTGAATTAAATAAAACAGAACTTTGTTTTTGGGTTGCCCACTATAACCAAGAAAAGGCACATAATTTATTGTTTAAAATATTAAAAGAAAGAATGAGATGGTGGTGGGATTAAAAGTTTACAGAGTTAAAAATTCTGAAATATATGAATCATTAAGAAATAATTTAAGGGGTTTGGCGTTCTTTAGAAAAGATGACACGGGATTTTATATTAAAACACCAATGAATAATGTTGTGGAACTTTTTCTAAAAAATGATCTCATTGAAGAAATTAGACAATAACATCAATTGTTGAAACAACTATTGTGTTTGACTTACGTCCTAAAATCGGCCAACCAACTGAAACCAAATAGTTAATACCATCAGGATGTGCTTCAACAGACTCCTCAATATTACTTGTTAAAATTTTTAGATTAATAATGTATGATTTTTTACTTAAAACCCAATCAACCCGCTCAACAATTATCTTTGAATCTTCTCCATATAACAAGTCTTTATATTCCTTCAAAACTTTATTCAAGATTATCTCCAAATGTTTTTCCATTAAATAAAAATATATAACCCAAAGGTGATAAAATAAACATACGATATACATAAACCAAAGTTAACATAGTAAAATTACAAATATTTATAAGTATGAAAAAATTAATAATTATATTTACACTTTTACACAGTTTTGTTTATTCACAATTGTGTCCATTTTTAGGTCCTGACCAATTTTTACCCTGTGGTGTGAACTCCACAACATTAACTGCCGATTTAAGTCAATGTGGGACAGGAAATAACCCAAACCAAACAACAAACTATACGGTTCAGAATATACCATACGTTGCTCAAACCAATACGGGAACACAATTGTTTATGTCTGATGATTCACAACAAGGTCCATTTAACATTGGTTTTAACTTTTGTTTTTATGGACAGACATATTCACAATTTTATGTCGGTTCTAATGGGTGGATTTCGTTCAGTGCGGGACAACCAACAACATTTACATCTGTATCAATACCAACAAACAACATAAATACACCAAAGAATTGTATAATGGGTCCTTGGCAAGACTGGCACCCTGGTGTTGGCGGACAAATAAGGTATCAGGTACAAGGAACTGCCCCTTGTAGAAAACTTATTGTTAGTTGGATTGGTGTTCCTATGTTTTCTTGTACAAATTTACAAGGAACATTCCATATTGTTATTTATGAATCGTCAAATGTTATTGAAAACTATATACAATCAAAACCAAATTGTCCTACTTGGGCAGGAGGAACGGCAGTTCAAGGGGTTCACAATTTAGCAGGAACCGCAGCGGTTGTTGTTGTTGGGAGAAACTCAACACAATGGACTGCAAATAACGATGCCGTAAGATATAATCCAAGTGGACCTCCCGTAGTCCCAACACTTACTTGGTACCAAGTAGGAAATCCTATTCCAATTGGGACAGGACCTTCTATAACTGTCACTCCACCTACCGCAGGTGCTAACTATACGTGTCAATTAACATATCCTTCTTGTAATGCGGGGTGGGCAACTTGTAATGGAGTACCAGGCGCAATCCCCGATACTGTGTTTGTCCAACCAGGACCCCCTAATTTACCAACACCAACCGTTGTAACTGTAGATCCTACTTGTTATAATGATTGTGATGGTTCTGTTGTAGTAACACCTAATGGTGGAAACGGAACAATTAACATATCTTGGGGTGTTTTGGGTAATTCATTTAATGTTTCTAACCTTTGTGCGGGCATATACCCTTATAATATGGTAGATGCTGCAGGATGCACATATAGTTCTACTGTAACTATTAATAACCCACCACAAATTACTATCAACCCAATTGTTGGTTCTGATACAGTTTGTTTTAATTCACAATTTAACCCATATAATACGTCAAGCACATTCACAAATCTTACATACAATTGGACAACAACCAATGGTTCTATCACTCAAGGACAAGGAACCGACAATATTAACCTAAATGTTAACGGTGTTGTGGGTGGTTTGTATACAGATATACTACAAGTAATAGGTGTTGATGTGGATGGTTGTGAAAGTTTGCCTGAAACCTTTGAAGTCTTCGTATATAATCTACAACCGACAATAGATACAGTTCTTCCTATGTGTGAATACAATAATTGTGTAACATTAATCGGTAATCCAATAGGTGGTACATTCTTTGGACCTAATGTTAATGGTGATCAGTTCTGTCCTGACTCTACTGTAACAGGAAATAACTCAATAAATTACTCTTACACACAGTCAAATTGCACTTTTGATGTGAATACGACAATAATTGTTTACCCTCGTCCTGTAATTGACAATATAATTAACAATTTAGGTGTTACAGAGTACCAATATAGTGAAGTTTGTGAAGGAGAAAGTCTTACAAACACTTATAATACCATAGGAACAGGTGGTTTAAACACTTGGTATGTATTTGGAGATACCATTGAGTCACAAAATGTTATTTTAACTTGGGAACAAGAGGGTTTTTATACATTTAGTGTTATTGCAACCGAAAATAGTTGTGTTTCTTACCCTGAAACCTATAACGTATCCATTCAGTTTTGCCCACAAGAGTTAATTTTCATTCCAAATACGTTTACACCCGACGGTGATGAGGTAAATCAAGTTTGGCAACCTATTTTTACACAAGGATATGATCCTTACGACTTTAAAATGACAGTTTTAAACCGATGGGGGGAGATTGTGTGGGTTTCAAACGATGCATCTATTGGTTGGGACGGTTCATATAACGGAAAAATGTGTCAAGAAGGGGTTTATACGTGGATAGTTGAGTTTGGTGTCCTTGAAAATGATAAAAGAGTTGTAAAACACGGACATTTAACACTTATAAGGTAAAAATTAATTAATTTTAACTAAAAAACGTCATTTTCTGTGTTAATTTCCTCAATTTTCACAATTTTGACGTTTTTTCCCTTATTTTTTACCGAAATTTCGTGTTCATTAGGGTAAAGTATGTTATTTTGGAGTGTTTCCTGTAAATCTACCTCATTTTTAGGTATTTTTGCGGTAATTAAGTAATATTTTTCACCACAACCAGTACAAAATGAGTGATTTGAGAGTAATTCTACCTTATTTTCACTAAAATGAGTCCCAATTTCATCTAAATTGATGCTTTTTTCATCATTTACAACCAAAATTCGGTACCCAATAATGGTTTTTGGGAGGTTTTTTACCCTATTTAGGTGGTATTTTAGCTCATTTTTAGCCTCTTTTTCGCTATAATCCATTGATTTTAGAGCCGAAATAAGGGTTTTTTCGTCTATTATTTCACTTATAATAGGTAATAATTTCATATAAATAAATACATTAATTAACCCTTTTTCTTTGGATACTTCACTTCTACCTCAAAAGGTCCTGAATTTGTCTTACTTGTATCAAATTTCCACACAACAGTGCAATCAGGGTAGGTAAAAACACGTTCATATTTCTTATGAACGACTTCTTTGGTTAATTTCTTTGTTTTCATATAATACAAATATAATAAAAAAACCCCACCTTGTGAGTGGGGAGTAAAAAAATACGAAAAAATAATTATTCTGCCGGAGTTTCCTCGTCTTCAGAACCGTGCTTCTTGTTGATGAATTTATCAACGGAACCTATTGCAAAAGAACCTAGAACAATGATAAGGAACGAATTGAAAATGAACTCATTAACCACCAATGCCTTACCAAGAGCCCCTGTTAAAATGTCTGCACCTGCGAACAAACACATCATAATAAATGCAACAAAACCAACAAATGATTTTTCATTGATTGAATTTTTATCACTAAATAATTGTTTAAAAAAATTTCCCATAATTAATTGTTTTTATAATAATAAATATTTACTTTTTTTGTAAAGTTATTATATTACCTACCTTGTCCTCTATATGCCTTTGGTTTTTGTTGTTTTGGTCCATATTTTCTTTTTAATTTTCCCGTTCTTTTTTTACCAAAAGATTGTTTTAACGATGTTCCTGTTGATTTAGATTTTGCCATTGTAAAAAATTTTTAAATTTTATTTACAATAAATATTTATAAAATAAAAAAAGGGACAGTAGCGAATTGTCCCTTTCTGGTGTTGCCTAAACGACAACGGTCCTAATAAAATTTTTATTGACCTTTTACTAAATTAATACATTGTTTAAGGTATTCTTTTGTTCTCGGTGACGGAGTGTACTCGTCGTCCTTAACTTGTAAATTTAAAACTTTTTCAATGTCTTTAACCAATTCGGTGCCGTGCTCATTTTCTTTGTATAGTTCTATAACTTTATCCATTGCTTTATGACATTGCCCACTGGTTTCGTCATAGTAATTTTTATTTCTGAATCTGTTTAGATTATTCATCATCTCATATGCCAAGTGTTCACCACCGTCTTTGATATCTTTAAAAAGTCTGATGTTGTTTAATATACCTAAAGTATCAACAAAACCGTTTACACCTCTGTTTCTTTTTGTAACACCTGAAGAATACTTTGAGAATTCCCCCGAATCGCCTACAAGTTCGTCCAATTGGATTACGTTCTCAGGTATGCATCTTGGTTTTACTTGTTTCTTTTTAGAAGAATCCATATCATCTTCTCTAATTATTTTATACAAAGCTCTTCTAATATCACTTTCCTTAATAAATCTTTTCATAATAAAAATATTTTTTAATATAAATATCTCCAAAACAATAAGTTTAGAGGTATTTATGAATATAAATATAAAATACTATGGGTAATATTAAAGAAATAGTAAAAAGAGTTTTAAATGAGACTTTTATTCCTAATATGGTTTTAACTGAGAATGTGAAAATCTCAAAAAATTTAGAATACCACATTGATAATAAGATAACGCTATCTGAAAGCGTGTTCAGACCTTATTCTGATGGATATTTTAAATTAGTTTGTGAAGTTAGAGATTTATATGGTAAAGGTTCAATACAATTAAATAAAACTGATAAGTGGTTAATTGAAACGGATTTAGGTAAAATGGTTAGACTGTCTAATGGAGAATTTGTATCACTGGATTGTCCTTATTTAATGACGGAAGAAGAATTGTTGTCCGAAGCCGAATATCAAGGTAAAAAAGTTAAAGTAGGGTACCCAATGAGAAACTCTGGTGGTGGTAAAAAATATAAAGTTTATGTAAAAAATCCATCAACAGGTAAAATTAAAAAGATTACCTTTGGTGATGTTCACGGAGGTTTAACGGCTAAAGTATCAAATCCTGAAGCAAGAAGAAGTTTTGCAGCAAGACATAAGTGTAAAGATAAAAAAGATAGAACCAAGGCTGGTTATTGGGCTTGTAGAATCAACAGATATGGACACCTTTGGGGTGGTAAAACATATGGTGGATATTGGTGATTATGAAATTAAGTAAAAAAGCAATTGATATAATAGAGTCATCAATAAAAAAATTCATTGATGAGTATGAACCTTTTGACCATTCCGGTAAATTAACTAATTTTGTTAGAATTGATCCGTATATTTTATGGAATAAATATCAAAAAAGATATACTATTAATTTATTTTACATTTTTGATGACAATCTAACTTTATTTGGGAAACATTCGGCTTACGAACACGGCAAAAAAATTATTAATAAATTAAAAACAACATTAAGTTTTATTAGAGATTCGGATAGCGATATTCACATAGTAACAAAAGATGATTATAAAAAATATACTGACGTATTAATTCCCAAAGTTAGAAACTTAATACCTGAAAACAAAATGAACAAACGTAATGAGGAATATTATCAAAAAATTGATAGGATATTAAATAAGTTCTTATCAACATATAAAAGTCAGATTGATGATGATAATTTTTTAAAATATGTTGCATTATCGGGTGAAGATAGATATGGTGATTTTACTGTTAAAATAATTGGGTTATTTAAAAAACCGTTTAGTAAAGATTCGTCAAACTTTTCACATTCGGAATCTAGAAAAATAATCAAAATGTTGAAGGAAATGTTTCCTGTAGTAGAAAGGGCAACATTT